TCAAATACCATTACAAAGGTAATTAAAAAGCTAAAAAACATCTACAAAACCATTCTTAATAAGTATCTTGAAAACAATGACTATTAATATTTATTCTAAAAAGTCATGGAACTTGATAAGGAAATATTCAAAGGCAAAACTATTGCCAATCTTGTAGAAGAGGTATACAATAAGCAGAAAAATCAAGATTCTGCGATCAAACAGGAGATCATCAGGCTTGCCGATATGATTGAAACTCCTGGTGATGCTATTGTAGTTGTACCTATGCTAAAAGGATTTATAGACTCTAGTTTAAAGAATGACGAAGTTCTTCTTAAGCTACTTAACCTTTTCCAAAAAGCTGCTGAAAGTAAAAAGGCTGGTGATGCTGATGATTCTGGTGTTCTTACTGAAAAGGATATTGAACAGCTATTTTCTGAAGTTTCTAACATTGTAATTAAAGACCCTAAACAACTACCTAGCGTATAATGGCGTATACATTTGGACCTAAATTAGAATCCGATAATGGCGCTGGAGGTGGCCAATATTTCCAAATAGGAAGAGTTAAGTCTATTGTATTAGGACCAAATACACCAGCAGGTAAAAAAGATAAAAACTACCGATCTCCATCTGATATAGGTTCTATAAAATATGAACTACTATATTCTGCTTTATCTACTTCAAAATCAAAAGAAGTATCTGAACCTGCATATCCAATGTGGTATTTTATTAGGCAGTATCCTGTAGTTAATGAAATAGTTTTAATTGTTGTTGGACCTTCTATAGGATTAAATGATGGAGCAACAAAACAACAATACTATTATATGCCAGCTTATGGAATGTGGAATAATCCTAACCATAATGGATTTCCCAATATGGAAGAATGGGCAGACTATCTAAATACTTTTGCTAATAAACCAACATATTCAGGAAATGCTACAGAGAGCAAAACTCTTCCTTTAGGGTATACATTTGAAGAAAATCCTAAAATAAAAGATTTGCAACCTTTTGAAGGAGACACTATAATACAAGCAAGATTTGGACAGTCTATTAGATTTGGAAGTACAGTTTCTGTTTTAAGCAATGATAATACTTGGTCAAAGAATAAAGAAGGAACCAATGGAGACCCTATAACTATAATAACAAATAGACAAGGAGATGGAGTTGTTAGGAATAAATTTGATTCGATAGTTGAAGATATTAATAAAGACGGATCTTCTATATATATGACTAGTACACAAGAAATAGATCTTAAAGATTTATATAATTTTCCTTTAAATTCTTTTAGAACTTCCATAAAAGATCTTGGTGTTACTAATGCTGTTAGGCTTTCTACAAAGCCAACTTCTAATCAATTTACATCAGCTACTGATCAAGATAAAAAATCTAACGGGTAATGGCAATAACTCCATCATATAAACCAGATTTTCCATATAAGGGTGATCAAATAATATTATCATCTGATAGAGTATTATTACATTCTAAAAATGATTCTATATTTTTATTTGGTAAACAGTCTGTATCATTATCATCTACCAAAACTATAAATTTAGACGCACCAGATAAAGTTTTAATTTATACTAATAAAATAGAATTAGGCAATGACGCTGAAGCATTAGGTGAGCCTTTAGTTTTGGGAAGAACTCTTAATACACAATTAACAATGTTATTATCAGTATTAAAAAGTGTTGGAGATCAACTTTCAAATGTATCTGAATCTGATCTAGGAGCAAGCATGGGTATAATTGCAGGAGCTGGCCAAGCTATTTCTCAAGAAACAGAAAGACTTAGAGGTTTTTTAGTTGGTGAATCACAAATATTATCTAAAAGAAATTATACTAGATAACATGGCACTCCCTACTATAAATCCATCAGCACAGGCTAGTTTTGAAAAGGGTGCAGCATCCGCAAAAGAAAGGTATCAAAAAGGATTTGTAAATTTTGGAGATCCTAAATTAAATGCAAATACAACAACTGCAAAAGGATTAGAAAAAGTAATAGCAGTAATTTATAAGTTTATAATAAAAGCTCAAGGATCTGTTTTAGGTATTATTTATGGTAAATTTCAAAAACAAAATAGTAATAATCCTATAACTAAAGCTATTGATAGAGGCATAACTAATGTATTAGAAGATGTTGCTTCTGTTGATCTGTGTAACTTATTAAGTTATGCAATTAATGAAATACCTGGAGGTAAACAATTTAATCCTAATGATGAACCACCAGATAATCCGTTTGCTTTATCTAAATTTAGACTTCAAAAGGCAGCTTATGACGTACAGAAAAAAATAGATGATTATTACACTAGCTATGGAGATGCAAAAAATCCAGACAGTAAATTTGGCTTATATAATCTAACTAAAGATATAACAGAAATATTTAATCTTACTAATAATCCTAATTTCCCAATAAGCAATCCAGAATTAAATAAAGCTTTTCCTTCTCTTTCTATTGCTTCAAATTTTTTAACAAACGCATTAAGTCTATTTAATAGATATACTGATCTTAGACAAATTCCAAATGAGGAATTGCAAAAAATAATAAGAACAATAGATCAAATTAGAGTCTATACAATAGCTATACAAGGATTAAATATTCCAGCTTCTTTTGTTAATCTTGCAGATTCTATATTAGGAGGAGACGTTCAGAAGCAAATAGAAAAAATAAATAAAATTATAACGCCTACAAAATTAATACCTCTATTAAAACAGATATTAAAAGTAGCAACTAATTTAAATTCTTTAGGGACTAAACTTATATCTTATATAACCACAGCTCGAGGAATAATAAAAATAGCTATTATATTAATTAGAGTATTTGATTTCTTAATAGTATTTTTTAAAACTCTTTCTTTACCAAGTCAATTTACAACTGCTGGTATTCAAACAACTTTTAGTGATACTGTAACAGAAGTTTTTAAAGAAAGAGGAAAAAAGAAATTAGTAAAAAGATTAGCACAAATAAATGTATTATTAGGAGCTATAGCAGGATTAGCTCAAACAATGATAATAGGAATATATGATATTATACAAAAATTAAATTTAATATTACTAAATTTAGAAAATTGTATAAATGCACCATCTGATTTAAAAGCAGAAATTCAAACAACTATAGACAATCTATCTAGTACTGTAAATGAACTTCAAGACTTTTTAGATAGATATAATAATGCACAAGATTCATTAAATAGAACATTTGGAGAATATGTAATAGAAATAGTTACTGAAGAAATAGTAGATGAAGGAATAAGCATTAGAAGAAGATTTGGGATAGCTAGAAACACTAATGGATATATTGTAGCACAATCTACACCTACTTTTGCCTCTTTAGATTTAATCATAATTAATGAGGTAAAACTAATACTGTCTTCAAAAGGTTTGGTTAAAACCGGACTAAATTCACTATCTCCTGAAGAAACTCTAATTATTTCTGAATCTGTAAAATATCTAGATGAACAAGATATCTCAATAGACTCGGTAGAATTAACTACAGGTGATTTAAATAATTTAGAGGAAAATGAACAGGAACTAGGACTTCAGTCATTCTTAAATAATCTTCCCGGTGGTAAAGCTTTAAGGAAGAGGGTTAGGAAAATTTTGATTAAACAAAATCAATCCCTTACTAGCAATTTAAAAAGCACAGATCCAAATAGTAAATACACGGGTAATATAATAAAAGAAAAAGAAAAGGAAACTACCAAATTAAAAATAGAGGAGTTAGAAGACCAGAAAAAAAAGCTTAAATTACTACTATTAACTGGAGGCCCTGCAATTCAGGTTGTAACGCTAAATAAAATAATACAAATAGATAAAGAGATAAATAAACTTAAAAATGCTATAAAATAATATTTATAAGATATGGGACAAGTAGACCAATTAAGAAAACTAATAAGAGAGGAACTTAGGGCCGTTCTTAAAGAAGAACTTCCTAAACTATTAAGTGATGTTAAGAAAACTCCTATGCTAGACCCTAAAAAGAGCTTGCAGGAGCAGGTAAAATCAAAATTGCCAGGAACTCTAAATACCTCTGTACCTAAACCAATTAAGTTTACAGGAAACAATCCTATGGCAGCATTCTTAAATGACACTGCTCAAAGTATGTTAAATGAAGACTTTAGTATGACTTCAGATAATGTACACCCAGGACTAGCCTTCCAGCCTAAAGAAGTCAAGGTGGGTAGTGTAGAAGGAATGCTAGGAACAGCTAGAGGAAGCTCAAATTTAGATGCTGTACAAATAAATGAGGTTCCAGACTTTACCGGCCTTATGGCAAAACTTAAAGAACAAGGACAAATATAATGGCTTACGGATTAAAACAAATATCACCGTTAGATCTTAAGCCTTCAACAGCAATTGGAGTAAAAATCCCTTTTGATGCTGAAAATGTATTTTCATCTGTGTATACAACAAAGGATCAGATAAAGTATAATATCATTAACTTCTTATTAACCGATCCTAGAGAGAGGGTTTTTAATCCTACTTTTGGAGCTGGTCTTAGAGCTAGATTATTTGAACAAATAGATCAAGCATCTTTTGAAGAAATTAAGCAGTCTATAAGAACTCAAATGGAAAATCAATTCCCTCAAGTTCAAGTTACTACTTTAGATATAATAGGAAGTCCTGATTATAATTCAATCAATATAAAATTTAGTTATAGACTATTAAGATCAAATGAAAATGATTCTGTTATATTGACTATACAAAACATGTAGAAATGGCTAACCAAGTTGACATTAAATATTTAAACAAAGATTTTGCTTCTTTAAAAGCAGATCTAATAGAATATGCAAGAGCATATTATCCTACTGCGTATAATGACTTTACTCAGGCGTCACCTGGTAGTATGTTTATTGATATGGCTTCTTATGTAGGGGATGTGCTTTCATTTTATTTAGACAATCAACTGCAAGAAACATTTTTACAATATGCTAAACAAAAAGGTAATTTATTTACCTTAGCTTACATGTTAGGTTATAGACCTAAAGTAACTTCTGCAGCAATAGTTAATCTTGATGTATATCAACAGTTGCCTGCGGTTAGTCTTGGAGGTGGTAATGTAGCTCCAGACTTTACTTACGCTATGTCTATAGAGCAGGGAATGCAAGTTAAATCAAATGTAAATAGCTCTGTAGTATTTTATACTCCTCAAAAAGTTAATTTTGCATCATCTTCTTCTTTAGATCCTACCACAATAGAAGTATATACAATAAATGGAAGTAATGTTCCTACATCATATCTCCTAAAAAAGACGGTACAAGCTTTATCAGGACAGGCTAAAACTCAAACTTTTAGTTTTTCATCTCCCCAAAGATTTACGACAGTAACTATATCAGATAGTTCTATTATTACAATATTAGAAGCAAAAGATTCTGATAATAATACTTGGTATGAAGTTCCTTATTTAGCACAAGATTATATATTAAAGCCAGTACAAAATACTGCTGCTAATTATCCATCACTATATCAATTCCAGAATCAGGTTCCTTATATGATACAGAAGTTATCTGTGCCTAGAAGGTTTACATCTAGATTTAGAGCTGATGGATCATTAGAGATAGAATTTGGTCCTGGTATTAACTCTGTTGCAGATACTGCAGTACTTCCTAATCCTAATAATGTAAGCGTTGGTTTAACTGGTGGTGGACTTAGTACACTATCTAGTTCATTTGATCCAACAAACTTTGTTACTACTCAAACATATGGATTAGCTCCAAAAAATACAAGTATATCGTTTCAATATTTAGTAGGTGGCGGTGCTTCTGCAAATGCTTTAAGCAATCAATTAACTCAAATAGTATCTTATACCGTATCAGGAAATACTACATATCAAAACACTATAGTAGTAAATAACACAGATCCTGCCTCAGGCGGTGGTGATGGTGATACTGTAGATGAACTTAGAATGAATATTGCTGCTGAGTTTCCTACTCAATATAGAGCAGTTACTCAAGAAGACTATTTAGCAAGAACTCTTAGCATGCCTCCTCAATATGGTAAAATATCAAAGGCATATATAACTAAAGATGATGCTACGTTTAATAATTACATGCAAGGAGATTTTAGTCAAAAAGATCAAGTATTAGTTAGTCTTTATGTACTAGGTCTTGATGCTAATAATAATATAGCAGATCCTTCACCAGCATTACTTCAAAATCTACAAACATATTTGTCAGATTATAGAATGATGACGGATGCCGTTAATATTAAACCAGGTTATGTAATCAATATAGGCTGTGATTTTGAAATTATAATTAGACCTAATTATACTAGTCAAGATGTAGTTGCTAGATGCATATTAACTTTACAGGACTTTTTTAATATAGATAATTGGCAGATAAATGAACCAATTATATTAGGAGACATGTATTCCCTATTAGATGTTGTTGAAGGTGTGCAAACAGTAAAAGATATAAGAATAGTAAATAAATCTGGCGAAGCTAATGGATATTCAAGGTACTCTTATGATATATCAGCTGGTTCTTTAAATGGTGTAATTTACCCTTCTTTAGATCCATCTATATTTGAAGTAAAATTCCCTAATACAGATATTCAAGGTCGTGTAGTAACAATGTAAAAAAATAAAAAATGGCCGTATATAAAATATTTGCTTCTTCTGATACGACTTTATATTCAAGTAGTCCTGCTGCTAATACAGGTCTAGATGAAATATTAGAAGTATCAGTTAAAAATTCAAACAATCCATCTAACTATTTTGTAGATCCTGTTCCTTCTGAACCTTTGCTTCAAGACAATTTAAGAAGGGCTATTATATCTTTTTCTGATTCAGATATTGCTATATTAAAAACGTACACTACAGGATCATGGAAAACTAATTTACGATTATTTTTAGCTACTGCTGAGAATTTAAATACATCATATAGTTTAGAACTTAGGCAAGTTTCTCAGTCTTGGGAAATGGGAACAGGAAAATTTGGAGACTCTCCTGAGACTAGAAACGGTGCATGTTGGTATAGTCCTAATCAATTCACGACTGCTTCTAATCAATGGGGAAATGGTGCATTTTATTTAACTCCTGGTGGTGGATCGTTTACAAATTTAGTAGTTACACAATCATTTAATTATCCAGATAATAAAGATATAAATGTAGATGTTAGCTCTATAGTTGATACTTGGTTTAGTGGTTCTAGATCAAACTATGGATTTATAGCTAAACATACTAATGCAATTGAACAAAATTCAGGAAGCTATATAGGATTAAGCTTTTTCTCAGTTGATACACACACAATATATCCTCCGACATTAGAAATAAAATGGGATGATAGTTCATATTCTACAGGAAGTTTATCTGTAATTAATAGTACCGACAGTGTAATTACGCTATCTAATAATTTAGATACATTTAAATATGGAACAGGAAAATATAGATTTAATATAAATTCAAGAGATAAATATCCTGTAAGAACATTCACTACTTCTTCTTTATATACAACAAATAAAGCCCTTCCTCAAACATCTTATTGGGCTTTGCAAGATGTAAAGACAAATGATATACTAATAGATTACGACACTACATACACAAAAGTTAGTTGTGATGGAATAAATAGTTACTTTAACCTGTATATGAACGGATTAGAACCAGAAAGATACTACAAGATATTGATTAAAACAGTATTATCTGATGGTTCATCTTACGAGATAGATAATAACTTAATATTTAAAGTTACTAGATAATGGCGAATGTAGAAATGGTTAAGGAGATTTATGGACTTAATACGTACAGTAAAGCTATAAATACTAATTTTACTGAACTACTACAACCCGCTGTTGTTGAAGCTCCGACTACTGAGATAACAGTTGATCAGTTTTTTGAATATTATGACCAATTATTCTTTACTATACCTGTTGATGGTACTATTAACTCTCATACTTATATAGTAGAAAAAAGTCAACAGTATATAGGAGGTTCTGTATTAGACGCTGAAAAGCAGGCATTAATAGAAGAAATAAATTCTTTACGCCAACAGCTTTTAGATGTTAATCAATCGTTTGCAAATATTAATGATATAATATAATGGAATTAGTTAATATAACATATTCAGGGGAGGGATTTCAATCTCAAGACTTAACTCCATTAGATAAACAATTAGTAAATTCTAATTTTATAAATAGTCAATTTGGTGCACCAGAAGATTATTTAGAATTATATATCTATGATGAAAATAATAATCTATTAGATTTTGATTATGATGCATTTGATTACTACCCTTATTTAACAGCAAATCCAAAAAATAATACTTATTCTGCACTAACTTTAGATCCGGAAAAAGATTTAAAAAACAGAGGATACAATAGGGGTAATTTAAATATACAATATAATTTTTATAAAAGATTATTTAATTCTGCATTTGGTACTTTTTATTGGATTAAAGAAATATCTCCATCAAGAACTGAATTAAAATTAGCATCACAAACAATAAGTGATGATAGTATTTTAAATGGGTTTTCTCAATATCAATCTTATATAAGTAATAAAAATTATTACCCTGTATTCTATTTGAATTTAGGTAATAATCAAACTATAATAGCAAGTAATGTATCATATACAGAAGATGAAGACGGATCTTATCTACTAATAAAGCTATATGAACCACTAGATGCAGATTTTGATTTAAAATCTCAATTGTGGATAGTAGATGAAGTTGCAGAATCAGTAAGTTATAACGTATCTATTACTGTAGAAGCAGAGAATATAGATCAAGTAAATAGATTAAGAGGTCCTAATTTTAACGTTCAAATAAATGATAAAAATGGACAAACTACTCCATATTACAATTATGATAATTTATTAGCAAGCCCAGTAAGTTCTTCATATCAAAAACTATTAAGTTATTATCAAGATAGATCTGTAGCTATAAACGTAGATTATACTAACTTTACAAACTTTATACATTTTTCAAGTGCAACAGAAAGAGTAAGCAATTTTGTTTATAAAGCTGGACTAATAGAACAATATCAACAACAACAATATAGCCAATCTATAATTGCTGGAGGCTCGGCAAATTCTTCTTATAAAGCAAATTCTATAGACTCTGCTCAACAAGCTATAGATAATATAATAGAGAAATTTGATACTTACGAATACTTTTTGTATTTTAATTCTTCAAGTTTTGCATGGCCTAAATCAACGTTAACTCAACCGTATCAACTATATTCAATAACTTCTTCTCAAGTTAGTAACTTTTTAGGATCAACTAGTATAGTTCCAACGGCAACTACTCAATCTTTATTATTTAGTGCATCTTATTATGATTCTACTAATAAAGATCTACTACATAATTCTATACCTCAGTACTTATTAGATGATTCAAACAACCAGCCTTTCATTACCTTTATGGATATGATTGGCCAACACTTTGATAATATATGGATCTACTATAGAGATCTTTCTAATAGATATAATGCTACCAATAATCCTGATACAGGAATATCATTAGACGTTGTTGGAGACGCACTGAAGGGTCTTGGTATTCAGTTATATACAAACTCAAACGTATCAGATAACCTCTATTATACGTTGTTCGGAATCAATACAGATGGATCGCTACTTCCTCCAACAGGATCAGAAAAAATAACTGCAATTGGAGGAAAGTATGTTACTTCAAGTTTAGAAACACTTTCTGCAAAAGAGATTCAACAAGAATTATATAAAAGACTGTATCATAATTTACCATATTTACTTAAAAGTAAAGGCACAGAAAGAGGTATTAAAGCACTTATTAGTACTTTTGGTATTCCTGATGATATTTTAACTGTTAGAGAATTTGGAGGAACGCCTATAAATTCTGTAGATGGTGTTTTTGATTTAGACTCTTCTACTTATAAAATAGCTATAGTAACAGGAAGTAACGGAAATGTAACTAGTAGCTTAACTCTATCTTCTTCATTACTACATCCTGAAGCTAGTTTACAATACTATCAAAATATTAATAGAATTAATACTACAAATGTAGAAGTTGGATTTTCTCCTGCTGATACAATTAATAGTAATATAGTTTCTTCTCAAGGATATTTTAATATAGATCAATTAATAGGAGCACCAGGATATCAATACTCTGCATCATATACTCCTTTAGTAGATTTTAATGAAACATATTTTAGTTCATATACTCAACCTAATAGTATTTGGGAATATATAAGGTTGATCAAGTTTTATAATAACTCTTTATTTAAAATGATTAAAGACTATGTTCCTGCTAGAGCTAATCTCTCTACAGGTATAATAGTTAAGTCACATATGCTAGAGAGAAATAAATATGCCCGTCATGAACCTTATGTAACTTTTAATGACTATTCTCAATCAATATATATAGGAACTATAACAGGTTCCTCAGCAGGAGTAGTTAATGGGTCTACTTCATTTACAGGTAGTATAATGACTCCTTCAGGCTCAGTTCAATTTATAAGTTCAAATGGAATAGAAAAATACACTGGGGAATTAAGCGGTTCTACAATAGTAGTAACAAGCGGTCAAGAATTTCCTCAATTTGAAATATCACAGCTTCCTTCTAGTTCTTTATTTTTAACTTATTCATTAGGTGCTTTATATCAAAATGTTACTCAATCTGTAAGATCACAAATACTTTTTGATTTAGATTATAACTCCGATCAAACTATACCGGTTAACTATGGAATAGTAACCCAATCTATAAATAATTCTCAGATTAATAACTATGCTTCATATACTAATCCTAATAATCCTTACGCGTACGTTCAAGATTATAACTATAATTTAAAAAGGTCTATATATCCTAGATATGCTGGATCTATAATTAAGAGTGCTCAATATAATGTTTATACCGCTGGAGATATTTCATATGGTAAAACTGCCACTATAGATAAAATAAAATATCAATATGCTTACTTATTAGATATATACGGAGCTTCTATATATTTACCCGGAAGATCTAATGCTCAAATAAAATATCTAATTGACAATGATGAAAATGTTTTAGACTTAACTAAAACAAATCAAAATATATTTAGCGTACAAAATGTATTTAAATCAGGTGAAACTGCCGACGTTTCTTTATTTGAATACGATGAAAAAAATCCGTATTCTCAACAATTAGTAAATAATCCCACTTTACAAATATTTGAAGGCGGGTTTAGATATCTTCCTATACTGCATAACATTAGTGGATCTAGTCAACTTACTCAATCATATACTCTTAATGTACCAAGTAAAATAACTATAGATGCAGGATCTGGGGCATCTCCAAATGATCCTGTACTACAAGAAGAAAATTGGAGCATAAGTTACTATACAACAGAAACAGTGGTAGAAGCATGTGTAGATGGTGGTGGAACTAGTAATTATACTATAAAACTTTATGTATCATGTAATCTTGGGAATGTTCCTTATAATGTAAATGTTGTTGTAAGTACATATATCCAAGATGATGGATACGCAACATGTGGAGTCACACTTAGATCTAATACTATAAGAATTAATACTGGAGATTTTGATGGGTATAGTAAAACTATTGCTTTTGTACCTAGTTGGGCTGGTACTTGTACAATTGGGGCACCACCATTTTTTGGATTACCTCCTGGCATTTCTGATTGTACTAAATATGTTTCAAGTATTGAGGCTGTAAGTGCTGAAGGTAGCCCTGCTTTTGAATATTATACTAGTCAAGTAACGTCTTCTCAACCTTGCTTATATTATATATCTCAATCAAATCAATTAGTATTTAATTCGACAATTGCGTACTTTTATAATACAAATGGAATAACTTTTAATTCTACAAGTGATACTGCATGGACAGCATCTTATTTAGATGATGTTATTCTGCCTTTTACATTAGATGTTGGAGATAGAATATCCTTATATGATTCATCATCTAGATTGGGATGGAATGAAAAATTTGAGTACATAGTAAAAAACACATCTATTACAGGTTCTGGGATAACTGGTTCTAGATTATTAGTTGAATTAGATAGATCAGCAAACTTAACATCATTTGTATCAGCATCTACAGTCCCTACCGAATCACTCACAGGTGCTCCGTATAGAGCTTGTAGATATATAGTTTGGAAACACATACCAGATGAAACTAATGTAATGCTAAGATATAATCCTAAAGATTCTACTATAGTTGAAAATGGAATATTATTCCCTCAATATATAGATCCACCAGTTAGGAATAACTCTGGCAATGTCATAAAAGCACTTAAGCAACAGAATTTGATAGACCCAGATACAAATACAATAATTTTCCAATAACACATATTTATTTAAAAGCCCATTTATATGTCATATTTAAGTAGTACATCAGTGGTAGTAGATGCTATCCTCACTAAAAAAGGTAGAGAACTCCTTTCCAGAAATGATGGATCATTTAGAATTACTCAGTTTTCATTAGCTGATGATGAGATCGATTATACTCTATATAATCCTACCCACCCATCAGGATCTGCATTTTATGGTGAAGCTATTGAAGCAATGCCAATTATCCAAGCGTATCCTAATGATATGGAGATCATGAAGTATAAGCTAATAACCCTTCCTAGAGGAACGGCTAAAATCCCAGTATTAGATCTTGGATATAATGCTATTGTTATTAAGCAAGGAGCTTCTTTAGCAATTACTCCTCAAACATTAAATTATCTTGGAGCAACATCAACCTTTGAACAATCAGGATATGTAGCTACAATTGGTGATGTAAGAACAATGAGTTCATTTAATGGAGTTGGTATTAATACTCCTGAAGCTACGTCATTAAATAGTACAACAACTATAGGTACTAATGTAAGTAAAACGGTTATAGGAACTACAATTAACTTAACTGCAACCACAGTTAATACTTTATTTGGATCTAGTACATCTTTATTTACTACCTTAGTTGTAGTTGGGCGTGATTCTGGTGCTAGAATTTCTATACCTGTAACAATTATAAAAGTAACCTCATAATATATTAAACTATGTCATTTACAAGATTAGATCCTACAGATTTTGTAGTATCTGCTGACTCGGTAACAGCTCCCGCTTGGAGTAACAATGTAACTACTCTTACTAGCTTTTTTACAGCGTCCGCTGGTAGTACAGGCAGCTATTATGTTGATTCTTATGATGGGGCAATTACTTCACCATCTGCATCAGTTCAATTTTCAGTAGCTTACGGACACTATGCTGGATCTGGATCAGCACCATTAAATTCTGTAGTAATAGGAAAAAGTCCAACTAGAATTACATTTGGTCAATTTAGAAATTTAATTTATGGAGATGCAGAAAGCGCTGTAAATTTTGGTGGATTAAACACTAACTCTCCTGATTTAATAGCTATTCAAATAGATAGAAATAAATATAAAGAAAGCCTTTTCCCTGGCACGTTTAATTTAACTTTATCTGGAAGTGATAACAATGGACCTATCAGACTAACTGATAATTCAAATGATGTAACTACTATAACATATTTAGATGGGGGAAGAGTTTTTGATATAATATCTGGTTCTAATGGAAGTGCTGCAAGCAGCCCTACTTTAACTGGTGCTGTTAAAGGATATACAGTATCAGGAAGTTACGGATTATTTTTACCTGATATTGGATTAATTCTTTTAAACCCTAGAGCTTTATCTTTAAGTACTGCTACAGGAGGTATTGTTACTTCATTTAGTGCTGCAAATACAGTAGCTGCATCTAGTGCAAATAATGATTTGATTTATACTATAATAAAATCAGGCGCAAGTTTTCAACTTAATTCTCAAGAGACAATCTCTTCTGATTATGTGTTTGTAAGATTTAAAAATGCTGACTATAACTATACTACTAACCCTTCATTTATAACAGGTTCGGGTGAATTAATATACTCTAATTTTATTAATAGTCCTCAAACATATCCTACAACTGTTGGATTGTATAATGATAATAATGAATTATTAGCAGTAGCTAAAATGTCTAAACCTCTTACAAAAGATTTTACTAAAGAAGCTTTGATAAGAGTTAAATTAGATTGGTAGTAAAAAACTACAATAGTTTATAAATGGGAATGTCAAAAAATACTCTTGATAGATCAGATATTTCTACTTTTCCGGTAAAGTTAAAATATTCTGCATCTTATGCAAGTTCTTCTGCTTTAAATTACGGAATAACTTTAAATAGAGGTGTGAATGGATCTTTTATTTCTGATGGGAACTCTTTCCTTGTTTATAAATTAGCCAAACAATTATATTACAATTCTTATTTAACGGGATCATTAAATAATACTGCTAGTGCTTGGAATGATAATTTGCAATCCACAGCAGCATCAGGTACTTTTGATAACGACTTTAGATATTTTCCAAATTCTATTGATGATCAAATAACTGTTATGGCAATGCCTACAACTATATTTGGCGAAAATATAAGTCGAAAGAGTTTAAGAATATCAGGAGCCACTTATAATCTTATAGATGATGGTAATGGAAATGTTATAGATACAAATAATAATAATGTTCATGTAGGAAACGTTTTATACGCTCAAGGTATAGTTACTATTACTAATTTAGATTACGAGTATGCTCTAATACAAACAACAACAACTACTACAACTACTAGTACAACTAGTACAACAACTACGGCTGCGCCGACTACTACAACAACAACTACGGCTGCGCCGACCACAACTACTAGTACAACAACTACTACTACGACAGCTGCGCCGACTACTACTAGTACAACAACAACTACCACAACTACAAGTCTTCAAGCTATATCTGTAAG